ATTAATAACATTATTGCTTATTATGTTTCCTATGACATCTATGAGTCATCCATCATTTTCAGAAATAGGCACACACACATCTAAGCAAACCGGATTAACTAAAGTGAAGGCTATATTACTTAATCCTGGTTGCCATAACTCAAATAAATCTATTATAACAAAAGTAGTAGTAATACCTGAAAACCCAGATAAAGCTTTACTAAGAACAACATTATCATACGGAACTACAGCTACTATTGAATATACAGAGGATACACATATCAAATCACTTACACTATCATATGACAGTATAGTACCTGAGATAATGACATCTGAAATTGTACAATTTGTTAAAGGATCAGGTAATGTTAAGATTGATACTTATTGTCAAGGTGAACTTGATTTATCTGTAGTTCGAAAGTTCTAATAGTATAAATAGTTATATTACATATCAATAGAAGACTGAACTATGGCAAATCCAACATCAAGAGATACCTTAATCACCTACTGTTTAAGACAGTTAGGTGAGCCAGTGCTCGAAGTTAATGTAGATGAAGATCAGATACAAGATAGAGTAGATGAAGCTTTACAATATTGGCAAGAGTACCATTCAGATGCACATAAGAAAATATTCTATACTCATAAGATAACAGCAGACGATAAAACTAATAAGTTTATCACTCTATCTAATCAGATACTTTGGGTGGAAAGAATATTACCTATACAAGCATCTGGTGCTAATTTCTTATTTAATGTCGAATATCAAATGAGATTAGCAGACGTAAATCGTATATCAACGATGGGCGGAATTGCTGAGTATACTCAAAGACAACAATCATTATCATTATACGAACAACAATTGTCAGGGACTTCTGATGCTATTAGATTTTCTCGACATGAACATAAACTATTCTTAGATGTAGAGGACTCTGAGTTAATAGTAGATGATTATATTGTGGTATCTGCATATTCTATATTAGACCCTGTTCTTGTATCTAATGTRTATAATGATAGACTTCTGAAGAAATATACTACTGCTCTTATTAAAAGACAATGGGGATCGAATCTTATTAAGTTTGATGGTATGGTATTACCGGGTGGTGTCACACTAAATGGTCGTCAAATATATGATGATGCTATGACAGATATAAATGAAATAGAAGAATCTATTAGGTTAGAATATGAACTTCCTGTTGACTTTATAATGGGTTAATACTATGGCAACTAATGTATTCTTTAATCATAAAGTAAGATCTGAACAAAACTTATACGAAGATGTYATAATTGAATCTTTAAAGATGTTCGGTCAAGATGTATACTATATTCCTAGAGAAGTTATCACTGAAGATGAACTTCTCAATGAGGACTATGCTCGCTTTAAAGACTCGTATKCTATAGAAATGTACATAGAGAACACTGATAACTTTGGTGGTGAAGGTGATCTTATGTCTAAGTTTGGTCTACAGATAAGAGATCAAGCTACATTCATATGTMTCWAAACGTAGATGGGAAAAGGAAATATCCCTATACAATAAACAAGAACAACTTGATAGACCTGCYGAAGGAGATCTTATATATCTCCCTTTATCTAATTCAATGTTTCAGATATCTTTTGTAGAACATGAACAACCATTCTATGCATTAGGTAATCTACCTACATATAAAATCAATGCTGAGTTATTCGAATATTCTTCACAAGAAATCGATACAGGTATATCTGCTATTGATACATTCGAAACTGCATACTCTAACTATGATGTGTTTGGATTAAATCTAGGTTCAGGTACKATTCATTATAGGTGAAACTGTTACTCAAGCTACAGATGATACTACTGTATTTGTTACAGGTGAAGTATCTAAAGTAGAATATCCTTCTGGATCGGTCATGCAGCCTGTTATATACATTAACGACTCAACAGGTACAAATGGTAAAGCATTAATCTTTACTATTTCARMKACATATCCTATTGTGGGTACTACGTCTGGAGCTTCATGGAAGATATATGCTGATGTATCTACATTAATGATAAATGGTAAACTATTGACTGATAAACAACTTCATACTAATGATCCMGAAGCAGACAATTTAGAATTTAAAACAGTTTCAGATGCTATTATAGACTTTTCTGAAACTAATCCATTTGGTGAACCATAATGTTTGAAACTCCATTTTATAATCAACATATAAGAAATCTWGTATCTGTATTTGGCACCTTATTTAATGATATTAAAGTGCAAAGGCGTGATGGTTCTGGTAAGATATTAGAAACTAATAAAGTACCCTTAGCATATGGTCCTAAACAAAAGTTCATATCAAGAGTGCAAGGTCAAGGATCTTTAACAGATCCTAAGATGGCAATTAAGTTACCGAGGATGGCATTTGGAGATTTCATCTATAGATTATGATACGTCATCTAAACTCAATAAACAAATTAGAGATGCATATCCACATCCAGACGATTCGTATAAACGAAGATATCTAAGAACATTCGCACCGTATAACGTAGGGTTCTCACTCTCGATATTGGCAAAGAATATGGATGAAGGCCTTCAGATAGTAGAACAAATATTACCATTATTTCAACCGGATTATACCGTTACTATCATAGAGAATAATGATGTATCTAGGAAAACAGATATACCTTTCGTATTAAACTCAGTCGATCTCGCAGAAGATTATGAAGGGGATTTTGCATCAAGAAGATCCATCATATATACTTTAGAATTTACTACAAAATTAAGATTTTATCATGGTATCTCTGAAGGTGCAATTATTAAACATGTAGATGTCAATATGATCGATACATCTAAAACGACACCACAGATATTAGAAAGAATTAATCAAGATGTCCTTCCATCCACTGCATCAAAAGATGATGTACATAAAGTAATACAGACAATAGACTTTTTTGCAGATCAATGAAAAATGATATAGATAAAGATTATAACTACATAAGAGACTCTCTTTATAACCTCTCGGATAAACAATCCGAAGGTATAGAGTTAATGATGGAGCTTGCAAGGGAGTCAGAACATCCCAGAGCATTTGAAGTCTTATCGAATATGATCAAAACTAACGCAGAAGTAGTTGAATCATTGATGTCCCTGCAGAAGGAGAAGAGGAAGATCGAATCCACCGATAACCCTAAAGAGTCGGCATCAATCACTAATAACAATGTATTCATCGGATCATCAACTGATCTGCAGAAACTATTACATAAAAGGACGTAATAGAGCATAAAGATTAGTACTCATCCTTCCCCCCCATAACTAAGTTATATTATAACACACCTTTAAGGATATGTCAAGCCATATTATGTATTATTATTATATTATTAAAATTAAGACCAATCTCATTAAAGTGGGCATAACTAAAGACCTGATCCAGAGAATGAAGACATATAGAACCTCAGATCCGTCTCTCACATATTATAAGACATATCAACTTGACTTGGACAAGAAGGAAACATTTCTCTTAGAGAAGAATATTTTAATTGAATTGAAACGATGGTATCAGTGTAGGTCAGAAACAGTAGAATCCGACAATCCACGAGCCATTGAAATGATAGTTGAAGGTATAATGGAAGAATAATATGGAAGTTCAGAACGGTAAATTTGGATATCTAGGTAACGTCAATGTAAAGAAAGATGGCGTATCTCAAGAATGGTCACTTCATGAAGTAGAAGAATACTCCAAATGTGTGGAAGATGCCGCCTATTTTGCTCGTAACTATATAAAGATTGTACATCTGGATCTGGGACTTACCTCATTTGACTTATATCCTTATCAAGAAAAGATGTTTCAACATTTTGAAAGATAATAGATTCTCTATAGTATTAGCATGTCGTCAATCAGGAAAATCAATATCATCTGTTGTATATCTTTTTGTGGTATGCTATATTCCATCCAGATAAGACTATTGCTATACTTGCGAACAAAGGTGCGACTGCTCGCGAGATGTTGTCAAGAGTCACATTAGCACTTGAGAACTTACCATTCTTTCTTCAAGCAGGTTGCAAAACCTTAAACAAAGGTTCAATTGAATTCTCTAATGGATCTCGTATTATAGCRGCTGCTACTTCAGGTTCATCTATTCGTGGTATGTCTATATCATTGTTGTTTCTAGATGAGTTTGCGTTTGTAGAGAATGATGGTGAATTTTATACATCAACATATCCAGTTGTATCATCTGGTAAGACAACTAGAGTTATTATCACATCAACTGCTAATGGTCTAGGTAATGTATATCATAAACTTTGGGAAGGAGCTACTACAGGAACTAACTCGTATAAACCATTTCGAGTTGATTGGCACGATGTTCCGGGTCGTGATGAAGAGTGGAAAAGAGAGACTATCTCTAATACATCAGAACTACAGTTTGAACAGGAATTTGGTAATAGATTTATTGGTGTAGGTAATACATTAATATCGGCCGATACTCTACTTCAATTGAGAGCAATAGAACCACTACACAGACGACCTGACGGAGTTCTTATATATAAAGAGACTGTAGATAATCATCAATATATAATGTTCATTGATGTAGCTAAAGGAAGAGGTAGAGATTACTCAACATTCAATATACTTGATGTATCAGGTAATGTATTTGAACAAGTTGCTGTGTATCGGGTTAATACTATATCACCCCTATTGTTTCCTGATGTTATACATAAGTATGCAAAGGCATATAATAATTGTTATGTAGTTATAGAGTCAAATGATCAAGGATCAGTTGTTGGAAATGAGTTATATTATGAATTAGAGTATGAGAATACCTTTGTAGAATCTTTTGTTAAATCGAAAGATGTAGGTATTACAATGACACATAAAGTAAAGCGCATCGGATGTTCTAATATAAAGGATATTATAGAAGAAGGTAAGTTGACATTATATGATGCAGAAACAATACATGAATTGACTACATTCATAGCAAAGGGTGCGTCATATGAAGCAGCTAAAGCAAATCATGATGATTTAGTAATGAACCTAGTAATGTTTGGATATTTTGTTCAGCTCGGTGTATTTAATGAGATATACGATATTAATATCAAATCGTTAATATATGATGAACAACAAGCAGAGATAGAGAGGGATATGATACCGTTTGGGTTTGTAGATGATGGACAGGGATCACCTGATTGGAATTTATTATAGAGATCTTATTTATTATAAATAATAATAATTGAGTAATAACCGTATAATGAATTCATATAAATTAATTTATTGAGGATAATAGAATGGGATTTCAAGTTTCACCTGGAGTACAGGTAAAAGAAATAGACTTAACAAACGTCATCCCCGCAGTATCGACATCAATTGGAGCAATCGCTGGTACATTCCAGTGGGGACCGGTTGGACAAATTGTAACTGTAGGGTCAGAACAAGGTCTTGTTAATTGGTTCGGAGAACCTAATGACGAAACTTTTCAAACTTTCATGCCAGCTGCTTCATTCTTGAAGTATGGTGAATTATTAAGAGTGGTTCGCGCAGAAACTGGCAACTTAAACGCGACTAATGGGACAGCAGGTCTATTAGTTAAAAATGATGATCACTATGATGAAGTAACTATACCAACGACTACTAACTGGGTTGCAAAATATCCTGGTGCATTAGGCAACGGATTAAAAGTTGCTATGGTTGGTGCAGATGATACTGCATGGGCTCTTTGGAAAGTAACTGTTGCTGGTGTAGTCACAAAAAATTATACAAACATTGTTTGATTCTAAACCCAGTACATCTGACTATGTTGATTCAAAATCAGGTTCTAAAGATGAAATGCACRTTRTTGTAWTTGATACAACGGGTGCGTGGACAGGTCAAAAAAGATACAGTATTAGAAACTTTCGCGTATGTATCACAAGCAAAAGATGCTAAAGGATCTGATGGTACTGGTAACTACTATGTTGATGTTATTAACAAGCAATCAGACTACATTAGATTTGGTACTAAAGAAGCAAATTTAACAAAAGCAGGAACTACTGCGCAAGGTACAGCATTTGTTTGGCCTTCTGCTGGTATTGATGATAGAACTTTAGTTCATGGTACTGATGATAATTCCCCTACACAAGGTGAATTATGGACAGCTTACGAAATGTTCGCAGATGCTGAAACTATTGATGTTAATTTGATCATTGGTGGACCAGGTGCAATAAACACACTTTCAGGTTCTAAAGATCATGCCAACAAAATGATCACCATAGCAAGAAACAGAATGGATTGTGTATCATTTGTTTCACCTAGAATTGGAGAGACTGTTAATAACCCCATGGCCATGGAAGATCTATTGGAATGGGCAAATGGTGCCGGTACTGTTACTGGAATTACTTCTTCCTCTTATGCTGTTATTGATTCTACTGCATTATATGTGTATGATAAGTACAATGATGTATATCGTTGGATCGTAGCAGGTGGTGCAATGGCTGGATTATGTGCATATACTGATGACGTAACTGATCCTTGGTTCTCACCAGCTGGTTTTAATCGTGGTCAATTACTAGGTGTCCACTAGATTAGCATTCAATCCTAAGAAATTTGAAAGAGATGAGTTATACAAAGCACGTATTAACCCTATCTGTTCATTTCCGGGTGAAGGAACTATACTATTTGGTGATAAAACAGCACAAGCTAAACCATCTGCATTCGATAGAATCAATGTTCGTAGATTGTTTATTGTACTAGAGAAGGCAATTGCTACTGCAGCTAAGTATCAGTTGTTTGAATTTAATGATGAGTTTACAAGAGCTCAATTTAGAAATATGGTTGAACCGTTCTTGCGTGATGTTAAAGGTCGTAGAGGTATATATGATTTCGCTGTAGTTTGTGACGAAACCAATAATACAGGTCAAGTAATTGACACTAACCGGTTTATTGCTGATATATACATCAAACCTGCACGTTCTATCAACTTCATGACTTTGAACTTCATTGCCACTCGTACTGGTGTTGAATTTTCAGAAATCATTGGTAAATAATAGGAGATAGAAATGGCAATTTTAGGAGTTGATGACTTTAAATCAAAATTAATCGGTGGGGGAGCTAGAGGTTCTTTATTCAAAGTAACACCTAACTTTCCTGGATTCGCACAAGGTGATGCTGAACTTGCATCATTTATGTGTAAAGGCGCTACATTACCCGCATCTACGATAGCTGCACTTCCTATTAAGTTTAGAGGTCGTGAAATTAAACTATCTGGTGAGCGTACATTCGCACCTTGGAGTCTTACTATCATCAATGATGGAGGTCTTAAAGTAAGATCTGCGTTTGAACGATGGATGAATGGTATTAATTCACACGAAGGTAATGTTGGTATGACAAACACATCTGACTATATGGCAGATATGATTGTTGAACAACTTGATAAAGAAGGTACACCTGTGAAAACATATATTATCAAAGGTGCATGGCCGTCTGAATTAGGTGAAGTCGCTTTATCGTATGAAGATAGT